ATCCACGGGCCCAGGCGAGCGAACAGCGGGCCGAGCATCGACAAGGGCTTCCAGATATAGCTCACCGCCTTGATGACGTTGCCCAGGATCATCATGAACGGGCCGAAGGCGGCGGCGCCGAGGAGCACCTTCGCGGCGAGCTCCTGGTTGGCAGGGCTCAGCTGGTTGAACGCCTTCAGCAAATTGCCGATCGGCTTGAGGAACTGCGGCAGGGACTTGAGCACGAACTCGCCCATCGTCTCTTCGAAGTCACGCCACTGGTCGATGGCCTCGGCATCGGGTTTGATTCCACGAGCGGCCGCCGCGGCGCCGCCGAAGCGACGCTCGAGCTCACCGAGGAGAAAGGCCTGTGCCCCGGCGACGTCCTTCGCCTTAAGCATCTGCTCGAGCATCTTCTTCTGGGCGGGCTCGAGCTTACCCATCTTCCGTTCCAAGGCGGAAAGGCCCTTGGTCGGATCGTTCAGCGCCTTGCCGACGAGCAGCGCCGCCGCCCTCAGATCCATCTGGGCCTTTACAGCAAGATCGATCGCCGCGAGCTGCCCGCGATCGAAGGTCTTGCCCTGCACCTTCCCGAAGCGGAGCATGGTGGTGGTGACGTTGCGAAGGATGTCATCGTCGTCGTAGGTTGACAGGTGCTGCAGTGCCTTCGCCTGCGCCTGCAACTGCTCGAGGCTGCGCTTCGACGCGCCTCGCATGCTCGCAAGCGAGGTCTTCACCTGCGCCTCCGCGCCGCGGCTCTCCATCGCTGCCTGCTTGGAGGCCATCGCAAAAGCGATGAGCGGCGCGGTCACGAACATGGTCGAGCTGGCGCCGACGCTGCTCACCTTGTCGCCGGCGGCGCGGATCTTCTCGCTCTGCTTGGCGACCCGGTTGTTGCGGGCGAGCTGGGCCTCCTGCTCCTTGAGCCTCCGGTTGGCGCCGGTGAGGTCCGCCGCGAGCCGGTCCTGGTGCCGGCCCAGGTTGGACGTGTCGACGCCGGCGCCGCGGAGCTCGCCCTGCAGCTGGTTGAGCGAAGCCGACTGCTTCTCGGTCGAGGCGGTGAGCTTGGCCTCCTCGCGCTGCGCGGCAGCGAGCGCGCGGGCGAGCGCCTTGGACGGCTTCTCCGCCTGGGCCATTTCCATGTTGAGCCCGCGGATCCTGCGCCGCACCTGATCGAGCTTGGCCTGGCTGTCGCCCAGCCCCTTGCGCAGGTCGGCGAGCTGGCCGGCCTTCGCCTGCGCCTGCTTCAGCGCGAGGATCTCCTTGCGCGTTGCGGCGATGTCCTTCGACGCGCCCTTCGACTTGCCGGAGATCTTGTCGAGCGGGCCCGACAATTTATCGAGCGCGCCGAAGATGACCTGGAGGCGGAGGGACTTCTCGCTCACTTCTCAACCCCGTTCATCGCCTTGAAGCGCGCGATCGCGCGCCCGCGCCAGTCCATGAGGACGTCGGGATCCATCGCGTCCATCTCGGCTTCGGACCAGTGGAAGACCGCGGCGACGTCGGCCATCGCGTCCTCTATTGCGTCGGGGAGTCGCGCAGCCCCCGCGGCGTAAAAAAACCGGCGAGCTCCTGCGCGATCGAAGTGAGGTCCGCCGGCTCGAGGTTCTGCGCCTCGGCCTTGGTGATGGCCGGCTCAGAGATCCGCGGGAGCAGCTCGTGCACCGTGTCGACGTCCATCTGCAGGAGGTCGCGCATGGTGAGGCCGCGCAGCTCGCCGCTCCGCGGCTTGCGCAGCCTGATCGAATCGATCTTCTGCTCGCCGCGTTCGATCGGCTCCTCGAGCGTGATGGGGTCGGAATAAACGACAGGCTTCATGTTCTCATCCCTTGATGCAGGTTAAGGTCGCTGCGGCCTCAGAAGCCGATGCCGCCGAAGCCGGGCACGTTCAGGCGCGGCGCGGAGACGAGGCTGCCGAGGTCCGAGGAATCGAGGCCGAGCGCCTTGCGCTGCTCGGCCAGGCGATCGACGCCGTTGACCGTGAAGACGAAGTTCAGGAGATCGATCTCGATCTTCACGCGGCCGTCGATCGACAGCTTGTAGTAGGTCGCGCGGGTCTTGACGTTGAACTCGGTGTCCTCTCCCGGCTTGGCCTCGCCCGGCTCGATCTCGCCGTGGCGGCCGTTCACGACCACCTCGACCGCATGGGTCTGGCCGGTGTCGTCGCGCTGGTAGGCGCCGTTGAAGCGCAGCAGGACGCCCGACGCGCTGGTGACGCCGTACTGGTCGAGCACCTCCTCCATGAAGCCGCCGCAGCCCCACTCGAGCTCGAGCGGCTCCTGGCCCATGTCCACGCCGACCGCCCCGTCCATGCCGCCGCCTCGATAGTCTTCGATCGTGCGGGCGAGGGTGGGGAGGGTGACGGTCGCGACCTGGCCCAGGAACGATACGCCCTGGTGGAAGAGGTTCATGTTCTTGAGCTTCTTGGGCAGCATCGGAAGGGCTCCTGATCTGGATTAAGTTCGGGTGAAAGGTCGGCCTACAGCTGCGCGCCGAGCGTGCCGTAGAAGCGGTCGGTGATCCGCTGGTTGAGGGTGATCTGCTCCGCCGGGGCGCAGGGCGTGAACTCGTAGTCGATCGCCAGCCTGCCGGCGGCGAGATCCTCGCGCGCGTTCTGTGCGGGGTCGAAATAGGCGACGGCGCCGACGATCCGACCCTGCGCCTGCAGCGAGCGGAAGCGCGCGTTGATTGTCTCGAGCACGTCGCGGACGAGGCCAGCGTTGAGCGGCTTGTCCACCGCCCAGGCGAGGCCGGCGGAGATCTCGTCGGCGAGCGCCTGGCTGGTGCGCACCGCGGATTCGAAGGCGAAGAGCGGCTCGTCGGAGCAGGTGCGGTTGCCCCAGTAGCGGTGGCCGTTCATCCGGACGAGGGTCGTCACCGGCGCCGCGTTGAGCAGGCCCGCGTCGGTCGCGTCGCTCTGCAGGTCGAAGAAGATCGGCGCGGAGAGGCCGGAAACGCCGGCCACGGCGACGTTGGAGAGGGTCTTGTGCCAGCCCATCTCGCTGTCGATCCGGGCCCGCAGGCCGAGCGCGCGCGCGACGGCGCTGCCGGCGAAGCCGCCGGAGAAATTCGGATAGATGAGCATGAGCTCGCGATCCGCGAACTCGTCCCGGTAGTCGGTCGCCTCGGCGACGGTGTCGGCGCCGGCGCAGCTCGCATAGACCATGCCGCGCAGCTTCTTCGCCACGGAGACGAGGGCGGCGGTAACGGCCTGGGTGTCGAGGCCGGGGCAGCCGAGGATGCGCGGCCGCACGCCCAGCTGCGCCTCGGCCGCGAGCAGGGCGTGAACGCCGGTATAGCCGCCGGCATCGCCGACGAGCGCCAGCTCGGTGGTTGCCGCATCGGCGCCGGGCGCCACGCGGACGACGATGACGATCGGGCTGCACTGGTCCGCGATCGCGGCGAGCGAGCCGGCGAGGGTGCCCTGGACGCCGGCATCGGCGAGGGCGGCGCGGACGTCGGTGACGAGCACCGGCGTATTGAGGGGGAAGGCGGCGGCGTCCGCGTCCGGAGCGGTCGCGACCAGGCCGATGATGGCGGTGGCCACGGCCGTGATCGGGCGGGCGCCGGTGAGGATCTCGATGACTCTGATGCCGTGCATTGCGGGCTCCTTCGGTTAGGCTGTCTGCGCCGGACCCGCGCCCTGGAGGCGCAGCGGCATGATGAGGCGGGTGAGGCTGTTGGGGCCGGGGCGGTCGGTCCGCTCGCCCTCGATGGCAACGGCGAGCTCGCCCGGGGCGGCGCCGCGGTCGACGGCGACGCGGGTGAGGCGGATCCGCGGCTCCCACCGGCGAAGCGCCACCGCGGTGGCGGCATACATCCTGAGGCGGTGGGCGGCGTTGAAGGGACCGTCGATGAGCTCGAACAGCAGCGAACCGTAATCGCGCCGCATGACCCGGCTGCCGATCGGAGTCGTTAATATGTCGCCCACGGACTGCGCGAGGTGGGCGTCGCCCCCGATCGCGGCGCCGGTGCCGGCGTTCATGCCGTTCATTGCGGGATCCCGGAGACGGCCTGCCCGGCGGTGACGCCGAGGTGCTTGTGGCCCTTCAGGCTCTTGCCGCCGCCGACGACGTCGGTGTCGGCCGTGGCGGTACCGGAGACCTGGGCGTCGCCCTCGATCGAGACATTGCCCTCGATCGCGACGTCGCCTTTGATCGACAGGCCGCCGTCGGATGCGTCCAGAGTGACGCCGCCGGTGGCCTCGATCTTCACGGTTGCTCCCGCGGGGAGCTTCACCTCGAGGATGTGCGCCGCCGGGTCGTAGGACAAAGCGGCCCCGTCCTCGAATTCGATCAGCTCGACGCCGCTGGCGCCGGGCAGGGGAGAGGCATCGGAGGAGACGCCGACCAGCGCGATCGCGCCCTCGACGTCGCCGTCCGGGCAGAGGAGGAGGGCCTGCTCGCCGACGCTGGGATCGGAGCGCGTGCGGGTCGTGCCGGCGCGGCGCTCGAGCCAGGGGATCGGACCGGTGCGCACGTCGCCGCAATCGAGCACGAGCTCGCCGGCCTCGCCGTCGACTTCGGCGACCGTGCCGAAGCGGATCAGCTCGCCGAGCTCGCCGCCATCATTGTCCTGTTTCCTGCGCATGGGCGCCTAGGGTGGCGCAAGCCGCGGGCGGGTGCGCGCCCCCCCTGTTGTATCGGGCGAGGTTACAACAGGGGGAGCGGCCCCTCAGGCGTCGTTGGCGGGGAAGGGGAGGAGGCCTACGGGGAGGTTGGTGACGATGAGCTCGCCAGCCTCAGTGCCATTGCTTCCGCCGCTCAGCGTGTACGTGGTTTTCGTCGACCGCATTCTGAAGCGGCCGAAGACCTCGCGCACCTCGGCCGTGTCGTTGATCGAGAGCAGGAAGCCCCCGGCGATGCCGCCGAGCTGCTGGGCCAGGGCGGCGAAGTCGTCGCGGCCGAAGACGCCTGGCCCATAATCGTCCTCGCAGTTCCAATAAGGCGGGTCCAGGTAGAACAGCGTCCCCACGCCGTCGTAGCGCCGGATGAACTCGGCGTAAGGAAGCTGCTCGATCCATACCCCCGCCAAACGCTCGTGAACGTCCGCCAAGAGTGGCTCGAGCTTGGTGACGTCGAACCTCGCCGACTGCCGGGCCGAGACGCCGAAGTTTCGCCCGTCCACCTTTCCGCCGAAGGCGAGGCGCTGCAGGTAGAGGAAGCGGGCTGCGCGCTGCAGGTCCGTCAGGCGCGAAGGATCGAGGCCGAGCAGGCGGTTGAACTCGGCCCTACTCGACAGGCGCCAGCGGAGCATATCGATGAAATAGGGGTAGTGCTCCTGGAGGACGCGGAAGAGGGTGACGACGTCGCCGGATATGTCGTTGATCGCCTCGGCGCGCGGACGCCGGCTGCGGCGAAGGAAGATCCCGCCCATGCCCACGAAGGGCTCTGCGTAGGTCTCATGAGGGACTTGCTCGATCATCGCCGTAAGGCGCCTGGCGAGGTTGCGCTTGCCGCCGATGTAGCCCGCGACGGGGCGAACGGGGGTGACGGCCGAAAGAAGGCTGCTGGACTCCATTTGGTGAACTCTGCTTGAAAGGCCCCGCCGGTGCGCCCGGTGGGGAGACTGAGCGCGGCCCGGGCCGCGCGAGGTGCGGGTGCGAGCCCGCGGTTCGAGCTGTTGACGCAGCTCGGCCCTCCCCGATTTCCGAGAGAGGGTCTCAGGCGATCCTAGGAGACCAGGCGGCACGAGCGCCCGCCGCGGCTGTTGTATCCGACGACGTGACAACAGGGGCCCGCAGCGGACCGGTTCGCCCTATTTCGAGGAGGCCGGGTTCGCCGCCCGCATCGCCTTTGCCTGGGAGGCGGATATGACGCCGGCCCTCTCGAACTTGTCGAGGAGGCGGGCTTCGGCCCGCTCGACCGCCTCGGCGTGGCGCTCGGCGCGCGTCATGCCGGCCAACCTCTCCTCCTCGAGGACGCGCTCCTTGAGGGGCGTGTCCTCCACGATCGCCGAACCCGCCAGCTTGTCGAAGCCGCGCGGATCGGGTGCGCGGTCCAGCGGAAGCTTCTCCCAGGCCGCGTCGTCGTAATTGTCCGGATCGGGCGCGAACAGCGTCTCGCCGGTCACCTTGTGGCGAAGTCCCCATTTCTTCATCACTGCCCTCCTGCCGTCAGGCGGCCGTAGAAGTAGCAGCCCCTGCCGGACGTCCCGTTCCGGTATTGCGCGCGCACCCTGTAGGCCGTGTTCGCCGCGAGGCCGCCGATCGTCTGTCCGAGGTTGAGGGAGCCATTATCCTCCAGGTACACCCCGTCGCCTGGGTCGTAGTAGCGGAAGGCGCTGGGATTGGACTGGACCTCGGCGGCGGCGGTGGTCCACGTCCCCCCGCTGGCGAGCTTGTACTCGATCTTCCCGTAGATCGGGAACGAGCCCGTATAGGCGTCGTCCGGCACCGCCCCCAGGGAGCAGGTTATGACGATCTGCCCGTTGGCGCCGGTCGTGACCGGGACCTCCTCCGAGCTGCCGTCGTTGCCGAGCCCGGTGTAGGACGTGTTGTTGCCGACGGTGTCGTAGTGGTTCTCGGTGTAGTTGGTCGTCGCGGAGCTGCCGCCGCCGCCGTTGTTCGTCGTCGTCGAGTCCTTCGTCTTGAAGAACTCCATCTGCCACGGGCGGGTCCCGCCCCCTCCGACCGCCTTGATGCGAACCGTCGCTCTGTCGGTGGAGAGGCTGACGACCGGGAAGACGGTGTTGCCGGCGCCGGCGATCGCGAGCGAGCTGCCCGACTGGTTGTTGTAGCCGTTGATCGTGCCTTCGAGGACCTGGTAGGTCCAGGTCACTCCGGCGGTGACGTCCACGCCGTTCTTCGATAGCTTGATCGGCACGTTCTTTGTGAGTTGTCCGGCCTTCGGCGCCCCGGACGCGTCGCAGAGAATCTCGACCGACGCGATGGCCACGATGTCGCTGGTGATATCCGCGCCACTCTCACCTGCCCACCTACGCGAGCCCGTTTCAGCGATATGGGCAGCGCTCGCTCCAACATCCGCAAAGGGAAGCTGGTCGATATTCTCCCAGGATCCGGTCGAGGGGTTCTGCAGGGCGAAATAGATCAGGCCGTCGCCGCCCCCGTTGGCGCGGAGCTCGTAATTGTCGAGCCGGCGCTTCGCGACGACGACGCCGTCCAGCTTCACGTTCTCCCCTATGGCGCCCCCGACGGTAGCAAGGGGCTCGGGCAAGCCGGCGCCTCCGAAGCCTCCCCAATTGTTGTTGGTGAAGGGCGCAAAATCCAGGTCCCGGATGCTAGCGCTCGACACACCGGTCGCCATGCCGGTCCACACAGTCTCCGACGATACGCTGACAGGCGATCCGATCTCGACGCCGTCGACGTAGAAACGCGCCTTGACCGCATCGGCGGAGACTTGAACGTGGCTGCCAACCGCTAGGCCTGGAGCCGACAGGGTCTGCGTAACCACGCCGCTTTGGTAAATATATACGAGCCCGCCCAGCCGTGCACTCAGGAGCAAATCCGCGCTTGCATATCCGGTGGGGTTTGAGCTCGAGGTGATCGCCACGCTGCAGGGAAAGCCGCCGACGCGGCCCGAGATTGTCGCCGCGCCCTTGAACTTTTGGGCGGTCTTCACCTCCCATTCGGCGTTGGTCCCTGCGACGGAGTTGCCTGCGATCGCCGGAGCTCCGGAGATGGCCGTAAGAACAACGGTCGTGCCGGCGCCGTCGGCCGGTGCGTTCGGCGAGCTCGCCTTCACATTGTCCCAGGTTGCCGTCTGGGCCGCCTTGGCGTTCATCTCGCCGACGAGCTTCGCTTCCGCGTCGTAATAGGCGCTGAAGTAGCTCTTGAAGGTGGCGGGATCGACCGAGGTCGCAGTCGTGAGCTCGCGAATCGAGGTGCCGTTCGGGTTGGTCGAGGCGTTGAACGGGGCGAGGTACCCCGTGGTCGCGCCGTTCGCCGCGCCGAGGCTCGTATAGGCGGTGTCGAAGTGGACGGTGGAGACGCCGCGGGCGATCGCCTCGGCGCGGAAACGGGCGTAGCGGCCCTGGATCGCCTTGATCTCGGGCTCGGTGCGCTTCTTCTTCTCGTCTTTCGACAAATAGGTGTCGGAGATCGCCGACAGGGTGACGCCGGCGATCTGCGCCTTCGTGTAGGCGAGATAGCCCTGGATCTCCGAGGAGTTCAGGTATTTGCGCTCGAGCGGGAGCCGCCGGACGACGCCCTGGTAGGTTGCCTGCACCACGATGCTCTCGTGGACGCCAAGATCGGTCTCGGTCACCGCGATAGACGCGACCGCGGCGGCCGAGGTGCGGATGTTCGTCCCGTTCGGCTGCTTGATTGCCCAGTCGACGGCGGCGCCGGCGCCGTTGACGAGCGCGGCGACCGTGATCGTCTGGCCGGGCATCACGACGTTGTCGACGACGGCGAAGAGCTGGCTCGGCGCCGAGATCTCGAGCACCGGGCCGGCAGGTCCCGTCGAGCCGGGTGCGCCGGCGGCACCGTCCTGCACGACGACGACGCTGAGCTGGTCGCTCAGGTTGTCCGGAGCGCCGCTCGCGCCGGTGACGACGACGCTCGCGGTGCCGGCGGGGAGCAGAGCCGACTGCAGATAGACGGTGAGCTCGTTGGTGGCGGCCGTGCTGCCGCCGCTCGTGGTGCGCAGCTGCACGGCGCCGAGGCTGCCGCCGGCGGCGTTGTAGGCGGTGGCGGTCCAGCTGAGCGCGCCGGTGTTGTTCTGCCGCACGGCCAGGATCGAGATGGCCTGGGCGGCGACGGCGCCCTGGGCGTTCGCCTTGAACTGCTGCGAGCTCGAGGTGAGGTAGATCGTCTTCGCGTTCGCCCCGTCGTTCCCTGGCGCGCCCGGTGCGCCGACGGCGCCGTCCTGGACGACGACAATGCTGAGCTGGTCGCTGAGGTTGTCGGGAGCGCCGCTCGTGCCGGTGACGACGACGCTGGCAGTGCCGGCGGGGAGCAGAGCCGACTGCAGATAGACGGTGAGCTCGTTGGTGGCCGCGGTGCTGCCCGCGCTCGTGGTGCGCAGCTGGACCGCGCCGAGGCTGCCGCCGGCGGCGTTGTAGGCGGTGGCCGACCAGCTGAGCGCGCCGGTGTTGTTCTGCCGCACCGCCAGGATCGAGATCGCCTGGGCCGCGACGGCGCCCTGGGCGTTCGCCTTGAACTGCTGCGAGCTCGAGGTGAGGTAGATGGTCTTCGCGTTCGCGCCGTCGTTGCCGGGCGCGCCCGGTGTGCCGGCGGCGCCGTCCTGGACGACGACGGTGCTGAGCTGGTCGCTGAGGTTGTCGGGAGCGCCGCTCGCGCCGGTGACGACGACGCTCGCCGTGCCGGCGGGGAGCAGAGCCGACTGCAGATAGACGGTGAGCTCGTTGGTGGCCGCCGTGCTGCCCGCGCTCGTGGTGCGCAGCTGCACGGCGCCGAGGCTGCCGCCGGCGGCGTTGTAAGCGGTGGCCGACCAGCTGAGCGTGCCGGCGTTGTTCTGGCGCACGGCGTGGACCGCGATCGCGTGCGCCGCGATTGCGCCCTGCGGGCTCGCCTTGAACTGCTGGGACGTGGAGGTGAGATAGATCGTCTTCGCGTTCGCGCCGTCGGCGCCGGGCGCGCCCGCGGCGCCGCCTGGACCTGGCGGTCCGGCCGGACCCGCCGGTCCGACGCTGGCGGGTCCAGCAGGTCCGACGGGCCCCTGCTGCCCAGGGGCGCCGGTGGAGCCCTGAGGCCCGGCGGGACCCTGCGGCCCGGCGGGCCCGGCCGGGCCGATCCCGGCGGGGCCCGCAGGCCCCTGCGGTCCCTGGTCCCCGCGGAGCGCCTCGAGGAACTCCGCCATGCTCTTCCCGGCATTGCCCGGCTGCTGCAGCCAGGCGCCGTAGGCGGATGCGCCGCCGTCGAGCTCGGCCGCGATCGGCGCCCGCGTCGCTGCGGCGACCTGCTCGAGCGACGCTCCGCAGGTCTCGAGCTTGCCGGTGGCAGGATCCGCCTGGACGACGACGACGGACTCGGCCCCGGTGAGCGGGCCCGCGGGCTTGTCCACCCGGAGCTTGCTGATCTTCATTCCGGCAGGCTCCAGGCGGCGTCGGCCGTGAAGTCGAAACGGGCGAGCTCGGCGGGCGAGAGCGCATCGATCCGCGCCTCGAGGCGATCGGAGGCCTCGCGCACGGCATCGAGGGCGCGGCGGCGCTCGATGGCGGGCGCCGCGTCGACGATCGTGGTACAGGTGGCTCCGAGCTGGAACGCGGCCATGGCGATCGCCGCATTGTCGTTCTGCTGGCGCCACGCCGGGGCGATGGCGAGGATCCGGCGGCGCGCCTCGCGCTTCACCAGGTCGCGGGCGAACCGGCGCCGGGCCGCGTCGGTGTCGCGGGGGCGGGATATCCTGGGGCGGCCGTCATCGCCCGCCAAGATCTGCGCGCCCTTCTCCTGAGCGGCGACCAGCTCCCGGTGGCGCCGGCTCGAGACCTTGACTGCGCCGGCGCCCAGCTGCTCGCGCGGGGTTTCGGCCGATTGGAAGCCGCGGCTCGGGCTGAAGAAATGCATTGGTTATTCTCCGATCGCGAACCAGCCCACCTGGACCGCGAAGCGGTCGCCGGAGGTGCTGATGATGAAGCTGCCGGGGGAGAGCGGCTGCTGGACCCACATCGGCTCGTCGGATTCGTCGCCGTTGTTCGGGTTGCCGTAGAAGCTGAGGAAGACCTGCCAGCAGGCGATCTCGAACGCCTCGGGGAAGTAGACGGTCTGCGACCCGAGGGAGACGTAGGCGCTGCCCCACTTGAGCTGGATCCGCGTGCCCGGGATGAGCAGCCGCCCGGCGGCGCCATGCGTGCGCGGCGTCCCGAACAGCGAGGCGGGCGTCACCGCCCGATCGGCGGCGATGCCGGCGGCGACGTCCTCGGCCGAGGCCGCGAGCACGGTGATGATGCGGTCGACCGAGAGGTCGCCGCCGCCTTGCGCGAGGCCGGCGCCGAGAACCTGCCGCACGCCCGGCACGCGGCCGCCGAGCGCGGCGAGGATCCCGGCGATCGAGAGAGGGGTGAGGGCCTTGCCGTCCTCCTGCCCCGCTTCGGCCTCGGCCGCGCTTGCCTTGGGGACGGTGATTGTGCGGTCGGCGGCGAGGGTGCCGCCGCCCTGGGCCAGACCGGCTGCCTCGATCGTGCGCGCGGTCGGCGGCGCGCCGACGTCGGCCGCGTTGAGGACGACGTCGCCGATCCTGTTATTGACGCTGCGCACCGGGGCGCCGGGATCGAGGAACTCGACCCAGTTCGAGGCGAGCGTCGGCGGCGCCGCCTTCAGCTGGAAGTTCTTGCTGAGGTCGTGCCGCCGGCAGAAGTCCCCCACGCCGGCGGGCAGTGCGAGCATTTCAGCCTGATTGGTCGCGTCGTAGGTGGAGATCGAATCGACCGGCGGCATGTGCGCGGGGGGCACGCGGCCGTTCTCGTCCAGCGGCGCGACGCCTCCTGCGGCGCCCTTTTCGCCGGCGGCGACGTACAGCCCCGCGATCGCCGCGGGAGTGACGATCTTGTCGGCCGAGACGCCGGCGATCACCTCGGCGCGGGTGGCGAGGTAGGCGACGCCCTTCCGCGTCTGGGTCGCGGGCGGATAGAGGAAGTTGGTGCTGCCGAACTCGATGAGCTCGGCGACCGCCTGGGCGAAGGTGATGTCGGCCGCGAGCAGGAAGGTGGCGACGGCCGCCTTTTCGAAGATGGGCGTGTCCTGCCCGTAGACTGCGAAGAGCGAGCCGTTGTCGGTGTAGAGGGCGAAGCCCCGGACGGTGTAGGTCTCGGGCGCGTCGTCGCTGGCGACCATGTGGATGACACGGTCGTTGACCGCCTCGCCGGCGAGGGTGGCGATGCGCTTGAACTCGCCCGGCAGCTCCTCCACCGCCGAGCCCGGGGCGAAGACGGAAGCGGTGAGGCCGAGTTCGGCGATCCGCACCTTGTTCGTCACGCCCTGCTGCGCGTCGAGAAGGGCCGCGAGGCCCTCCTCGGTGATATAGATCGAGATCATTCCTTCCACTCCAGGAGCTGGCCGTCCTCCGCCTGCAGCGGCTCGCCCGCCTCGGTGCGGAGGTAGCTGGGCTGTTCGGTCGTCGCCGCGAGGTCGAGGCGGATGAAGCCGGCGGCGCGCGCGGCGCCGACGATGCTGAGGCCCGCGCCGGCCTCGAGGCTCTGGATGAATTGCAGGTGGGATCGCAGCGGCTTCACGCGCGCCACCTCGCGGACGATCCTCTCCACGAAGGCGGCGGTGGAGCGGGCGCCGCCGCCGGCGCCGAGCGGGAGGCGGATGCGGAACGTGTGGGGCTCGAGCCGGGGCTGGGCCTCGAACCACTCGACCAGCTCGAGGAGCTCGTCGAACCTGTCGAGCACGGCCTTCACCGTCGCCGGCGTGCCCTTGCGGCGCTGCAGCTCGATCGAGCGGGCCACCTCCTGCCGCTTGACCGCCTCGCTCCAATCCGACTCCCAGCGATCGACGCTGAGGCCCCAGGCGAGCCACGGCAGCAGCTCAGGCGGGCAGGTCCACGGATTCCAGAGGGCGGGCAGCGGGACCGGGACGGCCGAGACCCGCGCGGCCGCGGCCTCGAGGCCGCGCTCGAGCGCGGTCGCGTTCGGCGGGAGAAGGGTGGCGGCCGCCGTCATTCGCCGACGCCGCCCGAGGTAAGCGCAACGCCGGTGCACCAGGGCGCCTGCGTGTCGCCGAGGACGATGTTTCCGGTCGGCGAGGTGAGATCGACGCGCTGGACGCCGGCGACGTGGAGCGCGGCGTAGAGGCCGGAGAGGGTGATGTCGCGGCCGAGGCGGCGACCGCCGTCGATATAGTTCTGCAGGCTCGCCGCGGCGGCCGCCATGACGACGGCGGAATCGGGCCCCTGGTAGATGTAGAGCTTCGCCGCGATCGCGAACTCGACGACGTCGGCCGACTGGACGCTTACGAGATCCGTGAGCGGCCGCACGTCGTAGGCGTTCACCACAGCCTCCACGGCGCCGAGCAGCTCGGCCGAGGCCTCGCCGTTGCCAAGGCGGGAGAGGACGGTGACCACCACCTGCCCGGGGGCGGGGCTGGTGGCGCTCGCGTCGAGGACGTCGGCATGGGCGGAGCGGGCGTGGAAGACGTAGGCGAGCTCGGGCCCGGCGACCGAGAAGCTTTCGGGCGCGAGGACGGCCCGGGCGCGCAGCGCGTCGTCGCTCTCGAAGACGGCGGCCGCTCCGGTTTCGGGATCCGCCGGCGCGATCTGAAGCCTCGTGACGCCGACGAGGGCCGCGAGCTGGTCGAGGTCGCCGCCGCGGGCATAGGCCAGCATGACGCCGCAGGCGCGGTCGTTGAACTCCTGCCGGAGGAGGAGCTCCCGATACGCGAAGACCTGCAGAAGCTTGACCGCCGGCTCCGATTCGACGGTCGCGTCGAAGGCGGGGAGCAGCTGCTGGAGCGACGCGAGCAGCGCCGCGAAGATCGCTTCGTAGGACAGCTGCTCGACGACCTGCGGGGCGGGGAGCCGGGACAGGTCGACGGCCGTCGAGGCGAGGGAGGTTTCCGATCCGTGGGACACGCGGCCATGTCGGGCGCACGGGCGCGGCGGCGCAAAGGGGGGCTGTTGTATCGGGCGAAGTTACAACAGGTGCGCCGGGAGCCGCGGGGCGGCTCCTGGCGATCCTGTCCGCCGGAGGCACATTAATCTATGTGTGCAACCACATTAAATAAGGAGGTCGGCGCTCACCCGCTCTCGAGGTGGCGGAACGCTTCGTCGAGGATCGCCTCCCGGTCCGCCTCGTCGAGGCCGAGGAGCCGGCGCTGGGGGTAGGTCGCCTCGGGCGCGCCGGGGCGGTTGCTGACCCTGTCGCGCAGCCCGTGGTGGTGCACGCCGGCGATCCGCGCGGCCGCGCCCGCGAAGCCGAGCTCCACCTGGTCGGCGTCGCTCTGCGTGCGGAGGAACTTGGGCGTGCGCAGCCGGCGGAACATGGCGCCCGCGGCCTTGCGGCGAATGCCGCCCTTCTTGCCGCCGAGATCCTTCGGCCGCCGCGGCTCGAACGGCGAGCCGTCGGGATTCTGCTGCGCCGCGATGCGCTTGCGGTTGGAGCGGCCGATGAGGATCCCGATGCGGCGGCCGAGAACGCGGCGCTCGCCTTCGCCGAGGCGCGCCATCAGCACGGCGAGCCTCGCGTTCAGCGGCTCGAGATCGTCGGCGCTCATGCGACCCTTTCGCCCCCCGCGAATATCTCCTCGAGGCCGGGTGCGCTGTCGAGGCCGTCGAGATAGGGATCGACGGGCGGCTCGGGCAGGTGGACGAGGTCGAAGCCGCCGTCCTCGCGCGGCGTCGCGACCACGGTCTCGGTGAGCTCGAGGGAGAATTCGACGTCCACGGTCTTGTCGTCGACGACGTCGATCTCGAAGGGCACCGCCTCCTTCGCGCGATCGTGGTTGAGGAGGAGATCAGGCTGGTGCACGCGGATCCATTCGAGCAGCGGCAGCGCCAGGGCGTCCGGCGGCGCCGTGAAGCCGATGAGGGTGCCGGTGAGGCGGTAGCGCCACTCATAGCCTCGGGAGGCGCCCAGGTGCGCCACAAGGCGGCCGCGATCGATGTAGATCCGCAGCACGTCCGGCTCGCGCCGAAGCAGCAGCTCGCCGTCGGCCGCACGGATGGCGGCCGTAAGCGCCTCGCGCAGGCTGTCGGGCTTCAGCATTGGCGATCAGAACAGACGGGCCAAGAAGCCGCGGCCCGCCCGCTTCACGGCGCGGGAGTCGCGCTCCTCGCACCGCTCCACGATGCCGATCGCGTCCTTCGTCCGGGCGTTCGCCTGGTCGAGGCGCCCGGTCTGCGCGTCGCCGAATGAAACCCAATCCCCTACGGTTTCGCCGTCAGGGAGCGGCGCCGGAGCTACGCCGGCCTTCCAGTCAGCGGGGACCAGCTGCGAGCAGCCGGCATTGCTCGCTGTCACGATAGGCGGGCCGCCGGCACAGGCTGCGACGGCCAGCGTCGCGGACAGCAGGATCGACAGCCTCAGTTGCGCCTTGTGCATTGCGAATCTCCTGTTCGTTGGTTCGGGTGAGCTCTTCGGCCGCGCGCTCCCGGGCCGCGGCTGCGCCTTGGACGGCGATCGCGTCGGCCGCGCTGTTGCCGAAGGCCTGCCCCCGCTCCTCCTGCAGGCGCGCCTGGGCGCCCATGGAGCGGATCTTGTTGCAGGCCGCCGGTCCGGCGAGGATCAGCACGAGGGCGAGCACGGCCGCGGTGACGGCCAGTGTGACGGTGCGGGAGAGCATCAGTCTTCCTTTCCAGAGGGCGGCGGCGGCGCATCCGAAGCCGAAAAGTAGAAGGCGAGGACCAGGCCCAGGAGGCCCTGGATCACGATCGCCTGCGCGAGGATCTCAAAGAGCTTCACCTCGGCGAGCTCCGGCCTCAGGGCGATCATAACCAGGATCAGGTTCGCCTCGGCGAACATGGCGATCGCTATCCACGTGCGGACCTTCTTCGGGATCATGCCCAGCCTCCCGCCACGAGCGCCGCCTGGAAGGTGACGGCTTCCTCGGCGATCTTCCGTGCCTTGTCGGTGCCGTTGATGATGTCGCGGCTCCGGGCGAACTGCTCGACCGTCGCGGGCCCCTGGCGGGGCAGATCGTCGTCGAGGTCGCGGGCTGTGAACCAGCCCTCGCGCATGCCGCGGACCATGATCGCCGCGGCGATCGCCGGCTGCATCGCCAGATCCGGGTTGGCCACCAGGTCGACGTCCAGCGCGGCTCCGGCCTTGGCGTAGTTGCAGCGCCACGTCAGCTGGACGAAGCCGCGGCCGCAGAAGCGCGGCCCGTCTCCCGGGCTGGTGTTGCCGTGCCGGCGCGCCATTTCCGGGCGGTTCCCGGTGACGTCGTACATCTTCGTGAAGTAGGCCGGACCGCCGTACTCCCGGACCGGCTGCATGGTGCCCGCGGTCTCGTGATAGGCGGTGGCGAGCGCGTAGGCGACGTCGGCGATCGGCCAGCCATCCTCGCCGCAGGCCTCGACGATCGCGCTGCAGCCCTGGACCTCTTCGTTGGTCAGGACCGGGCCCAGCAGCTTCCCCCGGCGAAGGTGCTCGAAGAAAGCCTTCGGATCCGCGAGCCGAGTGTCGTCAGGGTAGACGATCGCCGGCGCCGGCGCGTTGTCGTTGGCCGCCCCGTTGTCGTTCGCGGCGCAGAGAGCGTGGTGGATCGCGCCCAGCGTGGCAGGGCCGAAGCGGCCGTCGATCGAAAGCGGGTAGCCGCGGCCGACGAGGCTACGCTGGATCTGTTCGATAATGACGGGCGCTCTCATTTGCCGTCCTTCTTCGTGAGGAATCGGTCGCGCAGGACCGCGGGCAGCTGCCCGACGACGTCGGCCGCGTTCTGGATGAACTTGGGCGTCGCTTCGTAGGCGATCATCGCGACGACGAAGCTGATCGCCTGGGAGACGAAGGGGCCCGGGGCGAAGATCGCGGCGAGTGCGCCTCCCACGAAGTAGGAGACGATGATGCCGACCATGATCTGGGTTAGGCGTTCGGCCCAGCTGAGACCGCGCTTGAATGCCTGGGACACTGTGGCGCCGATCGCGGCGGGGCCGAGGGCGGCTCCCGCCGCGCGGGCTGCGTCGACGAACTCGGGGGGGAGGTGGCTGTGCGGCATGGATCAGTTCCAGAGCTGGACGAGCTCGGCCGCGGCGGGAGCCGCGGAGACGATCTCGGGGAGGAGGACGGGCTGCCCTTCGGGAAGGCGCGGGCCGAGGCCGGCGAGGCCCGGGTTCGCCTCGAGCACCGGCTCGACTGCCGACGTGCCGGCGGCGCGCCAGACGAGCTCGTCGACTGTCTCTCCGGCGAGGGCGTGGACGACGAGCCCGGTCACCTGCCGTGCCCCAGGATGTGGCGGATCGTTTCCGGCACATCCTCGAGCATGCTGCGCACGGCGATCCCGCCGGCGCAGACGCCGACGACGAGGAAGACGATCGGGAGCACGACCGGATAGGCGAGCAGCACGAGGGCGCTGAGGCCGCGGCCGAACCGGAGCGGGGAAGCGGGGGTCATCAGATGAGCTCCACCGCGGTTCTGGTCTGGCCGAGCATGTCGCGGATCGCATGCGTCGCGTTGCGGCGATGCTCGTCGGCGCTGAGCGCCTTGGCTTCGCCGCGGTCGCTGCCCTCGGCGGTGGCCGTGATGTCGCGGTGCGTCTCGGCGAGATCCGCGGCGACGAAGCCGGCGATCGCGCGGCGGTAGAGCACGACCAGGCGCGGCTCGCCCCCGAGCGTGCGGCCCGGAGCCACGGCCGCGAGGCTGGCGGCGGTCTGCAGGGCCCGCCAGGCGGCGAGCTCGGCCTCGACCGACACCATGGCGCCGAGGACTGCCTCCTGGAGCCTCTGGGGCGTCACGACCTCGCCTATGCGGGCCGACGCGCGCAGCTGCGCCGGATCGGTGGCCGGGTACCAACCGTCATGCTCGATCGTGGCCGGCACTGCGGCCGCGGCGGCAGGGGAGGAGACGAAACCGCTCATCCGGACGTCGCCGAATCGCGTTCGGCGCCGGGGATCGTGAACAGGGCGCAGCCGCCGGTGACGACGAGCACGTCGACCTCGGCATGGCCCAGCTCGTCGAGATGGCGCCGGAGCTGCTCGCCATGCCGGCGGGCGTCCGGGACATTCATGCCTTCCGGCGTCGTCAGGACCAGGGAATCGCCCGGCTGCAGGCGGAGGCGGCGGACGTCGACGTTATCGGCCATGCCGGGCCTCCTAGGTGGTTCGCCCCGCGGCTAGCGGGGGGTGGGGAGAGGATCCGGGGCGAGGACAGGGATGAGCCCCTCGTCCGGTCCTTTCCGCCCCCCGAGCGCCGCGGGGCGAGCTGTTGAGCCGGTGTTAGCCGGCGATTCGGTGCGCAGAGGGCGTCCGTTGACGGACCCCCTCTTCGCGTCAGGCGAGGCCGGCGCGGCGCGTCTCGAGGATCGAGCGCGGCGTCGGCGGCAGAAGGTGGTGGTGCGTGCCGCCGCCGGTGCCGGCGATCAGCGCAAAGGCCTCGAAGGCGAAGGCGACGACTCCCAGGGCGAAGAGGCCGGCGATTGCGAGGACGATTTGGATGAGCTTGAACATGGTCGTTTCCTTCAGTCTTCCTGGTCCGGAGCGCCGTCGCCGGTCGCGGCCGCGTCCGCGAGGTTCTTCGCCTCGCGCTCGAGCCGCTCGATGTCCTTCTTG